CTAATAGAAGATATCCTAGTACTAGACCGAGCATCAGAGATGTTTGTTATAGGTTGCACTGTAGACTGGGTTAACGAACTTGGTGGTGCATACTTAAAAGTTGTCAACCCTAATGCTACCGCTAGTTGTGGTTGTGGTGAGAGTTTCTCCGTTTAATTAAAATCAACATGCTGATAAATAATATAAACTAAGGAAAATGTTTATGGCAGCACCAGTATGGTTAACACCTCCCGGCTCACTAGGTACTATTGTAGAACAAGAGTTCTATCAGATATCATTGTCAGCAGAAAATACTTCTCTATTTTCATACCTTAGTGGTGTATTACCAGATGGAATACGAATTGCTATTAATGGTACTGTAGAAGGGTATCCTAGAAGTGTAGACTACATACAAGGTGTTCCTCAAGAAGTGGGAACTGATGTTACTAGTGAATTTGTTATTAGAGCAACAAGTGACGACGGATTAGTTGCTGACAGAGTATTTACAATGACAATTACAGGTCCTGATGATCCTGTAATAGATACGAAACCTCTAGCAGATTTAGGGAAATACTTTGACGGTGATCAAGTAACAATTTCTCTCACTGCTACTGATCCAGATCCATTAGATACACAAACTTGGAGTATCATTGGTGGTAATTTACCTACTGGTCTAACACTAAGCACTGCAGGTGTAATTAGTGGATATCTACTTCCGACTCCTTCAGAAACAGGAACTCCAGGTTTTGATGTAAATAATTATGACATTGGTAGTTATGATTTCTCTACTGTAAGTGTTAGTAAAGACTTTGAATTTACTGCACAGGTTACAGATATTACAAATAGAACAGATACAAGAGTTTACTCTATGTTTGTTGCAAGTCGTACTCTAGCATCAGCAGACGGAACAACATTTTCAGCAGATAATAATGCTTATGCAGTTTCTGATACTACAAAATTAGAAAGCAGGATGACTGCTGACTTTGATACTAGACGTAACCCTTATATGGTAACACAACAAGCAGACTTAGGCACAGTATTACATGACAATTACTATAACTTTCAATTCCAGGGATATGATTTTGATGCAGACCCACTAAGTTATACTATAACAACAGGTGTTGCGTTAGGGTTTGACTCTGATGAGGGATACTTTGATGCTGAATCTTTTGATAGAGGTGAAAACAGTTTACCTAATGGACTAGAATTAGATCAAAAAAGTGGATGGCTTACTGGTATTATTCCTAGTCAAGGCGCAGTTACGTCTGACTTTACATTTGGAATAAAAACATTTAAAGCAGATGATGTAACATACGAAAGTGAATTGACTTTCTTTACACTAAGAATAGTCGGTAGTGTTGCAGGAACCGTGACATGGCCCACATCAGATCTCGGAACGATTGCAACAGGCGCAATTAGTGAATTAACTACTACAGCAACTATTAGTAGCGGCACACGAGTATATTACGAATTAAAGTCAGGGTCTGCTAATAGTTTACCACAAGGACTAAGAGTAGAGACTAACGGATTAGTTACAGGAAGAGTTGCCTTTGAACATATGATGTTTGATACTGGAACTACTATATTTGATGGAACAGCCTTTCCTCTAACTTCTGAAACAACGTTTGAAAGAGAAAATAAATTTACTGTACGAGTTTACAGTGAAGATCTAAGCATAGACACATTTCAAGAGTTTACTGTAAAGATTCTGCCTAATAGTTATAAACCTTGGGAAAGTTTATATATTAAAGCACTACCAGTTAATGCACAGAGAGATATATACAGTGCATTAATTCAAAATTCAGATGATATAAACCCTGACGATATTTATAGAAACGGTGATATAAATTTTGGCATCCAAACAGATATAAGGGCACTTGTTGCTAGTGGACTTAACCCTGTACCAAACACAGATTACATTGAGGCGATGTCACAGAATCACTCCAATAGTCTTTTATCCTTTGGTGACATTAGAACTTCAAAAGCATATAACTTAGACGGTACTGGTAAATATGACATTGTTTATGTTGAACTTACAGATGCAGGCATTGGAATAGATCCTAGCACAGGAGAAGCAAGTCCAGCCGCACAATCAATTGATTTGCATGTACAACAAAGTATAACTAGTATGTCTGGGTTTAGTAAACCGATTCGTGTAAACGACGGATGGTTTAAAACTGATACTGGAAATTACAAAGCATCTGCTGGAAACTTAAGATATGTTTATCCAAATGCTGTTGAGAATATGAGAAAGAGACTTCTTGATAAAGTAGGGTACGGAGTACTAGAAAGATTAACATTACCTCAATGGATGCAAGATAAACAAACAGATGTAGATAATAAAGTTATTGGTTGGAAATTAGTTGCTCCTATTGTCTATGTACAACCTGGGCAAGGTGAAAAGGTAGCATATCTGTTAGCACAAAGAACAACATTAGACCTTAAGAAAATAAGTTTTGAGATAGATAGATTTATTCTTGACAATAATCTAAGTGCATACTATAATAAGAGTACACAAGCAACGTATACTGCTGATTATTACTCTAGAAACGGAATTCATGTAAGTAGTGGAGTAATAACAGCTGATTCTACAGCAGAAACTGTTGATAATACTAGAGAGATGTACAGGGCAAATACTAGTGATAGTACACTAGTTAATGCTGATTATACAACTGTAACCGCTGATACTTATACAGAAGATAAGATTACTGCTGATAGTGTAGTAATAATTGCTGATAATGAGAAGTTTATACCAGCACCTGAAACAACATTTGATTTAGTAAATAGTCTAACTAACCCAGGGTTTGCACTAAAAACAACATTCGACGGTGGAGAAACTAGATTCTTTTCAGGTGCAAGTAAATATACAGAGACAATAGACGAAGGCGATCAATATATTGCTTTCCCTCAGAGAGATCTTTTTAGATAAATAATAATATGTCCACACAATGACAACGGAGTTTTTAAAAAATGGCAAGTAATATTAATAGTAATAATGTAGACGGCACTTTTCCAATAGCCGGACAAGATAACGATAGTCAAGGATTTCGTGATAACTTTACGAATATCAAAACTAACTTTACTAACGCAAAAACAGAACTAGAAGACTTACAAAGTAAAGTTATACTTAAAAGTGCGTTAACTGGAACTACACTTGCAAATACTGGAGGCGGGGCAATTTTGAGTGACTTCGCTATACAAGATTTTAGCGAAACAAGAACTGCTTTAGGATCATTAAGTGGAACAACTACAGTTAATTATACAACAGGTGGGTACCAAACAGTTACTACAACTGGTAGTATTACACTAACATTTACTAACTTCAGTGCAAGTGGTACATTAAGTAGAGTTAGAGTTGAAATAACAGTAGCAAGCACTGCACATACAGTAACATTACCTTCAGCATGTACTATTGGAGTTGATACACTCCAAGGACAGTTATCTAATGTAATTACGTTTGATAGAACTGGTACATACATTCTTGAATTTACAACAGATGATTCTGGAACAACTATTGCAGTTAACGACTTAACTCGTAGCAGAGCAAAGATTGATGTTAGAACTGCGGCAGCCGTGGGACAAGTAGGCGATATTGCTGGTATGATTTCTAATGATGCAACTAACTTATATGTATGTACAGGAACTTATGATGGTTCAACTGTTATATGGAAAAAATTAGTTCTTCAGGCAATTTAATATTTGACTTTACTATTACTTTAGTTTATAATTATATTATAAATTAGGAGTAACAGATGTCTCAAATAGACCTTAACAAATATAAAGAATTCGTGGACGCAGTAACTAGTGACGAAAGTAAGAATAATGATACGTTTACTAATCGTTGGGTAACATTAGTTAATCAACGTGATGCTGACATGCCTCGATTAGTGACTGCGGCATTTGGCTTAGGTGCTGAAGCAGGCGAATTTACTGAAGTGGTAAAGAAGATTATGTTCCAAGGCAAGCCGTTAGATAAAGATAATATCTTTCATATGCAACGTGAACTAGGTGATATTATGTGGTACTGGATGCAAGGGTGTATGGCACTAAACATTGATCCAAATGAAGTTATACAGATGAATATTGATAAACTTAAAGCAAGGTACCCAGGTGGCGACTTTGATGCTCACTATAGTGAGAACAGACAGGAAGGCGATGTCTAACACAGATTTAGAACCTAAAGACCATATAGCAGTTGCGTTTTATAGTACAATAATCTACTTTAATTTTACTCTTATACTCAGTGGCAACTTAGTGTTAGGTTTAATAGGAGCATTACTTTGTAGAGCGATGTATAGATCCTTTCTTGCATGGGCTGTAATAAGAAAGGAAGAAAGAAAATGAACCACCCACTTACAGGCAATTTAAGAGATTTAAAAGATACTGAACTAGATGAGAAACTAAAAAAATTAACCACAAGATTAGTACAGGCTTATAGATCTAGTCCGGATGTTGTACCACAAATGCAAATGGTACTTAATGACTACACAGAAGAACGCACTAGACGAGATAGAGAAGCACTAAAAAAAGTAACAGATAAAGCAAAAGAAAAAGGCAATGATTGGGATGACATCATTGATATTGGATAATGATTACGATAAAACACACATTTCTAGCAACAGTAATATTAGATGGTTGCATACTACCTAACAGGTGGGACGTTAAGATCGACTTGTTAACAGACGGTAAAGGATCAGGGACAGATATTTCTATTGCTTGTGAAAGAGTAAACGTCTACGTTGAAACGATGCTAGATAATTGTATGCTAGTTGGACCTCAATCAATGGAAGACATACTTTCAGAAGGAACAATGTTCTATGCAGGAATACATCCTTTAATTGATGACCCGTATGATCATATACTCGCTATCAGTTTGTATACAAAACTAAATGCAATACTAGAAGGTGTACTACTTGTAGATAGTGTATGGATTGAAAGTTACCAAGGAAACGGCATTAGTCATACACATAGTAGTGAAGATGATGATGGCAATATCTTAGATAAGATCGTAGAACCTAAATGGAAAAAATATGCAGAGTATTGGAAATCCAAAGACCCTAGTTTTTATAAATCTGAAAAAGGTGAAGTTGAACTATTACAACAAACTTGGGATGAAGTAAAACTAGGCTACACCAAAGATAAGAAAAAATCTAAAGATGGGATTGTTAGAGAATTTACAGTTATTGAAGGCGATAAAGAAAAATGAAGTTAGACAAGTATAGCAGACAACTCTATAGTGAAACAGATGCTATAAATGCAATCTACACTAATCCTACTGTGGATCTTAATAAGTTAGATATAGAATCTGTTAGTCAGTTTAACAGTGCTAGTCAATTACTCTATACAGGAATACAACTACAAGAATTAAAAACTCTCAACTGTAGTGTAGAAGAATATCATAAACAGAATCAGAAGCAATGGAATATGCCTACAGATTATGCTAATTTTGATATTGCAAAATGGTGTTTAGATCAGTGTAATAATGACGTAGAATTACAAAGAGTAGGCAAAGAACTTATAATGTTTCAAGAAAGAAACTTATTAAACTTATTATGCTTCTTAAGATACTTTGTAGCAACAATGAGAGAAAATAATATAGTATGGGGTGTGGGCAGAGGTAGTAGTGTAGCAAGTTATGTACTATACTTAATCGGTGTACATAAAATAGATAGTTTATACTATGACTTAAATGTTGAAGACTTCTTAAGATAAATAATAATATACGCACTTTATTGGAGAATATATCATGGCGAAGAAATACAGAACAGCACAAGGTAAGGTAGTTGATTTTAATGCTTTAATAAGTCAACACGAAACAGTACCTGCAATAGGAAATATGAACGTAAATGCTCGTGGAGATTATATCGACCCAAGTGGAGAAATAGTTAAGAGTAGAGAAGATGTTATGCGTGAGTACCATAAGTTAAATACTATGGTTCCAACTGACGAAAGGATACCTCAAAGTTCAGACGAAATATTTGAGGATGAAGACGAACAAGAAGATGTTGAGGAAGACGAACTAGGACCAACTGGAACACCAGTAAGAAGTGAAACGGACGAGACGTCTGAGACCCAGCCGGACACAACATCTTCTTCTAACAATAAAGAAACGGAGTAATACATGGAATACAATTTTACCAAAGCAACAGGAACTTTTTATCCGTTAAGAGACGGTGTACTAGTTCGTGATATGAAGTTTGACACAATTAAAACTGCAAGTGGGATCTATATACCAAATGATGATGCTACTACTAGAGGAATTCACCCTCGTTGGTGTCAGGTAATTGCAATAGGAAAAGAACAAGAAGAAGTTACGGTCGACAACTGGATACTAGTCTCACATGGTAGATGGAGCAGAGGATTCGAACTTAATGGAGAAACAGTAAGAACAGTAGACCCTACAGATATATTAATTATACAAGACGAACCTCCTGCAGAAGAAGTTTGGAAAAGTAGCATGGGTCATCAAAGGGGTTTATCAGGACCTGCACTAGAGTATCAAGAAGGTGAAAAGAATATGTGGGCACAAAGAGCACACGATGCTGCTCATGGTGGTATAAACCCAACTACTGGATTCAATGATAAAGGTGCAGTTTATGCGGCGCCAGGTGCAACAACTAAGGTTCCAGGAGTGGGGGGAGGCATTGGGTAATAATATAAACGAAACTTTCGAATATATTGCTAAAATAGAAAAAGAAAATTTAATTTTAAAATTAGATCAAGCAGACCAACAAAAGTATGTCCAAAAGTTATTAAATAGAATAGTGGAACTTACGGATGAAAAAAATAGTAAGGACTAGCACTAGTTATGGCGAAATGGCTTACTATAAAAGCGATCCAACTATAGGCAAAAGTCTAAAGTTATACGGCGAATACTGTGACCAAGAAGTAGAATTAATTAAGAAACATGTAAATCGTAGTAGTTTTGTTTTAGATGTAGGTGCCAATATTGGTACACATACATTAGGGATTGCACCATATGTAAAACTAATAATGGCCATTGAACCTGATCCGGACAACTACGCCTTACTTAAATTGAATACAGATAAGTGTTTTAGTAAAAATATTAAAACTAGTCGATTAGCATTAGGTAATGACACTGTCGAAGTTGGAACAACGTTTGATTACGGGAAAACCAGAATAAGCCCTGGCAATACTGTTACTTGTACAACTTTAGACAATATAGTCTTTTTTGCTAAAACAGAAATGTCAACAATAGACTTTATTAAGATAGATGCAGAAGGAATGGAGTTTCCTATATTACTAGGTGCTCAACAGACACTAATTCATTTTAAACCTAAATTATTAATCGAAATGCAGGATGCAAGTATGAATAAAGTAATATATGACTTGTTAGATAGTTTAGGATATAATATGTATTGGGTTACTGTTCCTACATATAATCCAGATAATTTTAAAGGTAATGCCACTAATGTATTTGGAAAACAACACGGTGTTCTAAATTGGTTTTGTTCCAAAGAACATCAATCTAGTATGTGGCAAGTAACTAGTAACGAAGATAATATAGAAAAACTTGTAATTAGACAAAGAAAGAGTGTATAATAGTATTATGAAAGAATTATGGACAGAAAAGTACAGACCCGATGCATTAAATGATTATGTGTTTAGAGATTCAGCACAAAAGAATCAAGTACAAGGTTGGGTAGACAGTGGTGCTATTCCTCACTTATTGTTTAGTGGTAGTCCTGGTGTTGGTAAAACTACACTAGCAAAGATACTGATTAAACAACTTGGTATTAACGAATATGATATACTAGAAATAAATGCTAGTAGAGAAAATAGCGTCGACAATGTTAGAGAAAAGATTACTAACTTTGTAGCAACTATGCCTTTTGGTGAATTTAAGATTGTGCTACTAGATGAGGCTGATTATATCTCTCCAAATGGTCAAGCGGCACTTCGTGGTGTTATGGAAACATATGCTAGTACTGCTAGGTTTATACTAACCTGTAATTATCCTAACAAAGTTATTCCAGCACTACATAGTAGATGTCAAGGGTTTCACATTGATAAAATTGATACAACAGAATTTACTGCGAGAATTGCAACAGTATTAGTTACAGAACAAGTAGAGATTGATATCGATACATTAGATAGTTATGTAAAAGCAACGTATCCTGATTTAAGAAAATGTTTAAACCTAGTACAAATGAATACTGTTGATGGCAAACTATTAAAGCCACAAGAGAGTGACAACGCAACTGCGGATTACAGATTAGCAGTAGTTGACTTGTTTAAGCAAGGCAAGATAATGGATGCTAGGAAGATGTTGTGTAGTCAAGTACGTCCTGAAGAGATGGATGAAGTTTTCCGTTGGATGTACGATAACTTAGAACTTTGGGGAGACACACAAGATAAACAAGATGCCGCCATTCTAGTTATTGCAAAAGGTCTTAGAGCAATTCCGTTAGTAGCAGACCAAGAGATAAATCTATCAGCAACACTTGTAGAACTATGTCAAATATTAAAGTAATATTAGAACCAGAATATGTGAGAAGACCTCCAAATTAATCCTGCATAAAACGTGCCATAATACTTTGACGTAAGTCACATTCTATTTCATCACAACTATGCCAACTAAAAGCATCATTCCGCACTATCCAACTAAGATTTGGTATAAATGGAAATCTTTTTAGTTGATTTCCGTGTTCATCA